GTCTGACATGGAAGTTCAAGACGACGAGTTTGAAACAGAAAGTCAAATGATGCCAATGGAAGAAGCCATCAGCTTAAAAGCAGCCCCAAAGCCAGTGACTTCTGAAGAAGGCGGCGTCAACAAGAAGTCTACAGTGGCCGCTAACAGTGGTGCAGCCGGTATGGCCAGCAAGCCAGTTCACACAACTGGTGACACAGCACACGGTCGTCCAGCACCATCCACAAAAGAATTGATTGGTAGAGTAGGTAATACACCTGCTCAATCAACACAAGGTCTTAAGCCTGCTACCAAGCCAACTAATGGTCAAGCTGCTGGCGTAAACACAAAGAGTCCATTGCCAGGCGGCCGTAAAGGCTAATTTACCATGGTAACGTATTTACAGGAACATCTTAATTTTAATCAGGCCAAGATTCGCATCTTGTCTGAAGATAGTCCTGACGGCAAAGGAAAAACACTGTTCATGGAAGGTATATGTATTGAAGGCGGAGTAAAAAACGCTAACGAACGTGTATACCCTGTGAATGAAATTTCTCGAGCAGTAGATACTGTCAATAAGCAGATTGTTGAAGGCTACAGTGTAATGGGTGAAGTAGATCATCCAGATGATCTCAAAATCAATTTAGACCGTGTGAGCCACATTATTGAAAAAATGTGGATGGACGGACACTGTGGCTACGGAAAATTAAGAATATTACCCACCCCAATGGGACAATTGGTCAAGACCATGTTGGACTCGGGTGTAAAACTAGGGGTTTCAAGCCGTGGTTCGGGCAACGTGAACGACGGCAACGGACATGTCAGTGACTTTGAAATAGTCACTGTTGATGTTGTTGCTCAACCCAGTGCTCCTCATGCATATCCTAGAGCCATATATGAAGGACTTCTTAACATGAAGTATGGTCATAAAGTTTTAGAAATAGCCAAGGATGCTGGCAAAGACAACAAGGTACAAAGATACTTGAGCAGCGAGATAACTCGTTTGATCAAAGATCTTAAAATATAAGGAGAGACTATGTTAGATAGTTTAAAACCATTTCTAGATAGCGAACTGATCAACGAGGAAACTCGCAGTGCTATTAGTGAAGCTTGGGAAACCCAAATCACTGAAGCACGTGAACAGGTTCGTGTAGAGCTCCGTGAGGAATTTGCACAACGCTATGAACACGACAAGACAGTGATGGTAGAAGCCTTAGACAAAATGGTAACAGAAGGTCTTGCAGGAGAATTGGCTCAAGTTGTTGCTGAAAAGCAATCACTGGCTGAAGACCGCGTCAAATTCCAAACTAGCATGAAAGAATCAGCCACAAAGTTCAACAACTTTATGGTTACCAAACTTGCTGAAGAAATTGGCGAACTGCGTAAAGACCGCAGAATGCACACCGAAGGAATCAATAAACTTGAGAACTTTGTGGTGCATGCATTGGCACGTGAAATTCAAGAATTCTCACAAGACAAACGTGACGTGGTGGAAACCAAGGTACGTTTGGTACGTGAAGCACGTGGCAAACTTGAACAACTCAAATCACGATTCGTAAAAGAATCCGCTGAAAAGATGAGTCAAGCTGTTAGCAAGCATCTCAAGGCCGAACTCACACAATTGCACGAAGACATCAAAGTTGCTCGCGAGAACAATTTTGGTCGTCGTATCTTTGAAGCATACGCAGCAGAATTTGGAGCAACTCACTTAAATGAGAACGCTGAAGTTCGTAAACTGCAAACTATGGTTGCTAATAAGAATCGTCAATTGGGCGAAGCCATTAAACTCAGCCAGAAAGCAAAAGTTCTAGTTGAGTCAAAAGAACGCGAAATACGAATGATTCGTGAAACCAATGAGCGTGACAGCACATTGGATGAATTGCTACGTCCCTTAAACAAGGAAAAGCAAGAAGTCATGCGTAATTTGCTCGAAAGTGTCCAAACTACCCGTTTGAAAAACGCATTCGAAAAGTATCTACCAGCTGTACTAGCTGATAACAAACCAACAAGTAGCCGTAAAGTGATTGTTGAAAGTGTGTCTGAAGTAACTGGTGATAAATCTGCCCGTAACCCTGACGAAGACCGTTCCAACGTGATCGACATCAAGCGCCTGGCAGGGCTCTAAAAACATAATAAGGAGACTTAAATGTCACAAAATCTATTAGAATCTCGTTGGGACGATACCAAAGAAGCCCTTCTTGAAGGACTCAAAGGTAGCAAGCGTAACAACATGAGTGTGATCTTAGAAAACACTCGTAAGTACTTGAAAGAGAATGCATCAGCAGGTTCGACCGGCAGTGGTAACATTGCTACACTGAATCGCGTTATTCTTCCAGTTATCCGTCGCGTGATGCCAACTGTTATTGCTAACGAGTTGGTTGGTGTTCAGCCTATGACTGGCCCAGTTGGTCAAATTCACACTCTGCGTGTGCGTTACGCCAACACCATGACAGACAACTCAGCAGCCGCTAGTAGCACTGCTGCTGGCCAAGAAGCATTGAGCCCATTCTTGATTGCTCAGGCTTATTCTTCAGCAAGTTCAACAAGTGCTGGTGTGGTTAGCCCAACTCAGAACATCTATACTGGTGCTAACACAGCAGTGTTGGAAGGCTCCGGCGGTCGTCAGATCTCTGTGCAAATCCTGAAACAAGCTGTTGAAGCTAAGACACGTAAATTGCAAGCTCGTTGGACATTTGAAGCTGCTCAAGACGCACAAGCCATGCATGGCATTGACGTTGAAGCAGAGATCATGGCTGCTCTTGCACAAGAGATTACAGCTGAGATTGACCAAGAGATTCTTTTGAGTCTGCGTTCATTGGCCACAACTGAATTCACATACAACCAAGCTACCGTTTCAGGTACAGCTACATTCGTTGGTGACGAACATGCCGCATTGGCTGTTTTGATCAACCGTGTTGCTAACTTGATCGCCCAACGCACACGTCGTGGCGCCGGTAACTACGCTGTTGTTAGTTCAGCTTCGTTGACAGTGTTGCAATCTGCAACAACTTCAGCTTTTGCTCGTACCACAGAAGGCACCTTCGAAGCACCTACAAACACCAAGTTTGTTGGTACATTGAACGGCGCTATGAGAGTGTTCGTTGACAGTTATGCCAGCGATACAACTCCAGTTCTGGTTGGCTACAAAGGCTCTTCAGAAGCTGATGCTCCTGCATTCTACTGCCCATACATTCCGTTGATGAGCAGTGGTGTTGTGTTGGATCCATCAACCTTTGAACCAGTGGTGTCATTCATGACACGTTATGGTTACATTGAGTTGACCAACACTGCATCGTCATTCGGTAACGCCGGTGACTATGTTGGTGAGATCGCAGTATCTAACTTGTCATTCTCCTAATCAGAGAACCAACCCAGGGATGGGAAGGCAAAAACCTGCTTCGGCAGGTTTTTTGTTGGCTAAGTATTTGAATGCGACTATCAGAATCCAAAACTTGTCCAGGGTCAGCAACTTTTAATCCAGGAACCATTTGCAATCTTGCATGTGTAACATGTGGTCCTGAGGCCAGTACTCGTTGGCAACAAGAACTTGGCATACCAATTGTTCCTGGAAACCCTCAAGAAATTGATCAGGCAACTATTGAAAAAGCCAAAACTATGACGGGAATAGTAATTGGTGGTGGCGAACCTATGTTAAATCATAGTTCCGAGAGCATGTTAGAACATTTGAATTCAGATCAACAAATAAACATACATTTTAATGGTACAATACTACCTAAACAAAGTTTTTTAGATAAATCTGCTCGATTTCAAAAAATTCAGTATTGTTTTAGCATTGATGGAGTAGGTGAAAGATTTGAATACCTGCGTTGGCCAGCCAAATGGAACAAAGTGGTTGATAACATCTTATGGTTGGTTGATGCTGTGCCTAACAATGTAACTTTTAGCGTGAACGTTACAATTTCCCAATTGAATAAAGAATACTACACAGAAGTAGTTGATTGGGTTAATCAAACACTACCCCAAAATAAACAAGGTAAGCAAACAGTCATCACTTACAATCAGGCCGGAGAAAATTTATTAGGTTTAAAATATTTAGATGATCTTGACAAAAAAAGAAAGTTAGACTGGAAAGCATTGTTTCCTAAATCAATAAAATATATTATATGAAAATCATCTACCAACATCTCATTGATCCAACTTTTCCTCACGATATGGTTAAACTTTCATCCAACTGAGATATTGAGTGACTTTCTTTCGCACACCGGCCCAGTCACCCATTGAGGGCTGACGGAACAGTCGTGCAGTTGAATACCAAGGCGAGTCATCACGATTTAACAACCAACGCCAGTCTGTACCAAACCAGTTTAACATGATCCAGGTGGGCCGCCCCAGCGCTCCACTCAAGTGTGACACAGCAGTGTCCACGCCAATCACAACGTCCATGACCATGATTAGTGCCGCAGTGTCTACAAAACTCTTAATGCTGCCAGGATATGCTTTGACTCCTGCTGCAACCAATGCTTCTTCTTCTTCGTGTGTGGCATCAATTTGCAAATTCACCCACTCGTGCTGAGGATTTGTTCGGATCAGCTCCAGCATGTCTTCGAATGGCATGCCCTTGTGACGATTTAACCAAGCGTCTCTACGCCCGCTCCAACAAAATCCCACTCTCATGCGAGT